CACTGCTGAACTTTCCTAAATTGGCATCGCTAAGAGCAGTGTGATGGAATGGCGCATTGATATCAGGAGAATTAATGGTCGCACTGTCAATCTCAATTGCAACAAGTTTTTCAATGTTCAAAATGGCCTGCTGGATACTTTGGTCCATCCAAGTTGATCCAGTGTAATACTGTAATGCTGTGGCGTCGTTAAGCGTTGTCCCATGCCACCACAGGTCACCTTTCTTGGGACTAGCGGGCGTGCCCAATTGAATGTAAGTGTATGGCACATCTTTGCTTCCGGGAACACCTTGCGGACCTTGAGGGCCTTGCGGTCCTCTGATGTTTCCAAGTACATTTCCAACCCCAAAGGTGCCACCACCACCTCCGCCACCAACGATTACAGTATCAATTTGGAAAATGTTGCCAGAGGGAGTGATTACGGTATCACCAATTTTGGGAGGATTATCAACGGACGGTGCTGGGCTTAAATCAGACCAAAAATAACCTGAACTTTGTGGTCCATCCTCGTAACTACTTTTAAAAATCTGCTTGCCACGTTCACCATTCTTACCAGCTTGTGCGACTGAATAACCGGTCTCAATTGTGCCATCCGTATAGCTCCAAGTTGTTCTGGTCCAGAGATACTGACCGGCTGCCACATCAGGAATTGACGCTGACCAGCCTGTGCTTGGCTTAGTGACGCCGCTTGACGAAACAGCATATTCAATCACCGTTGACTTGATACCTACTCCGTCTTTACCTGCAATACCATCTTTACCTGAGTTACCATCTTTAGCAACGTAAGCGACTGAATAACCAACTTCACTACTTTTATCCGTATACATCCATACTGTCCGCGTCCACAGATATTGACCTTTAGAAACGCTTGGAACGCTTGTTGACCACGTTCCGCTTGGTACGGTCGTACCGCTAATTGAAGCTTGATAAGTAACGGTTGTTGTTGCTAATCCGACACCATCTTTACCCGGTAGGCCATCTGCACCACTATCACCCTTTGGCCCTTGTACCAGTTGCCAAGAATAAAGTGCTGGATTATTGCTGTCTGCTTGTGTGAAGTCTGTATAACTACCGATGTACTTGCGAGAGCCGGGGGTATCAAGCGAAAAGTTCGTTCTACCGTCACTGCTATCGGCATAGGCAATATGGAAGTACGATGTCTTGCCATCGGCACCTGCTTTACCCGGCACCCCATCTTTACCATTCGCACCATCTGCGCCTTTAATCAGTGACCAGCTATAGTTGCTTGGATTCGTGCTGTCACCAGATGAAAAGTCGCTGTAAAAGCCAATATACTTGCGATTAGAATCAGTCGTTGAAAAGTCAGCATGGCCGTCTTGACTGTTTGCGTAAGCAAAGTGAGTATAGGAAGTACGACCATCAGCACCCTTGGCACCGGGCAAACCTTGATCACCCTTTGGCCCCACGTCACCGTCTTTGCCTTTGAAAAGTGCCCAATTGTAATCAGCCGGATTGGTGCTGTCTGCCTTTGTGAAGTCGCTATATGTGCCAATGTACTTTTTGCCATCGCCACCAGATACCGTGAACCCGCTTTGACCGCTTACATCATTCGCCCAAGCGGTGTGGAAATAGCTTGTACGGCCATCTGCACCCTTTACGCCCGGAACACCGTCAGCACCATCTTTGCCCCGAATCAATGCCCACCTGCCGGCGTAATCATCCGGATTGTCACTTGGCACGGATGACTTGTCGCTGTACCTGAATGCCATGTACTTCTTGTTGGCTGGGAATGCCGACATATTGGTACCTTTGTCGTCATCGGCATACCGAATCCATGGGTAATATTGAACCGTTTTGATGTTCTTGATTTGGTCCGCTAGTTCTCGATAAGCCGGATCAATTTGACTAGCTTGAATCAAATAATCTCCAAGCGTTGCCGTCCCTGATTCATTTGAGTATGAATAGGTAAGCTCTAGGACTCTCGCAGAAAGAAAAAGCTGTTCATCTTCATCAACCAGATAAACAGTGTCGCCTATATTGACAGTATCAGGCAGCTTGGCAATGTCGACCTCGTAATTGACTGCTGGGTGATTGAATTTCTCCAAGTCAGATAGAACCGATTGTAGAAGCGTTGCTTGAGTAGTAGCTTCATAGGTTTTGTTGCGAGTGATGTGAGCGTCAACAGGATTGGTATTAGCGTTAGATAGCAAGCGGCTCCAAGTTCTAAGCGCTACTGGGTCTCTTAATACGCCATCACCGCCTAATACGTAACGGCCGTTGGGATCGGTCCAGCGGTAGCCCTTGAGCGTGATAGGATCGTTACTGCCCTCTGGTGTACCTCCGGTGCCAGCAATAGCAGTACACAAGTCAGCAATATCACTAGTCGTAACAATCTTATTAAGATCAGTGTCTACACGCAGATAAATGTCCTTGTTACCGCCGATGTGTTTCCTAATATCAATATACTTTCCGATGACGGACAAGCCTCTGACTTCAAACCGGAAGCTTAGCTCTACACCGAACTGTGTGGCAACTGACAGAATTCTAGTGAGAATTGATGAATCGTCTGAATCCCATTTCAAACTCCGCGTTAGATCAGGAATCTCGTTGTAGCCGATCACAAATCCCGAATCACCAGCAAAAAGTTCAATATACTGAGCGATTGTCATGGCACTCGAGGCCGCGTAAGCACCAACGGTGCCATTAATTAAATCAATGCTGGCGTCCTCTGCCACAAACGTATTTGTGCCTGCTAGTGGATCATGCTCGGAACTCAGAATGGTTGTCCAAACTGACTCACCAGCACGGCCCTTGAACAAGACAAAATTACCCACCTTAGCCATTTCTTTGACCCGAGCCGACTGATCTGGAGAAAAATGTAGCGTTGCACTGTAGGAGCGGTAGCCGCCATCAACTGACTGATAGTCACCTTCTTGACCGCCGATATCATCAATAGCAATCACCGAACTAGACGCAAGCTCATCAGTTGACGCAATGCCAAGCTGATTGTATTTTCTGTCGGTAAAATAAAAATCAGCCATTACAAAAACGCCTCCCTGAATGCTATTTCTGTTTCGTATGGTTGAGCCCAGTAAGAACATTTGTTCAAAACAAGAGTATCGCCAGGCGCAAGTTTGAATTTATTCCAATCATTGTCAATCATTTGTAAGTTTGTATTAATCACACCATTAACCAAAATTTGTCGGTTAGCAACATCAATCGTCACAACGTCACCGGCACCAAAGCGGTTCTTCAAATCAGTCCAGTAATCAACGTTTAGCCATTCAATATCCATGTCATAAACGCCCATATCGGGATATGGATAGTTTTTAAATCGTTGAAACCAAAGCGTGGCCCCTGTGATCGGGATTGACGCTTGAGCTGACGTTAAAGTGATAGGTGGCATTACCAATGGCGGATTTCTGGTAACCACTTCAGATGGCTTAATACCGCCTTGAACAATACCAGCAAGCTGCAGATTGAGCGTGTTACCAAGCTTGGTCAACTTGGCCTCATAATAGCGGCCATTGCTGAAAACCCTTCGGTTAAGTGTCTGTTGGAAAACTAATGTCGATCCCGCAAACACTTGGACATCAACATCATCTTTGCCGGCATAGTTTGACCTGATAATCACCTGATAGGCCACACCCGTATCATTATCAAGCGTCATTTCAATGGCGCCTAAGGCATTAACACTAGAATTGAACTTGTAGCGCCATTTGGCTATGAAGCTCTTAGTATTGCTACCGTCAGAGGCATTTGTTGTCTTAAGATGAACCGAAGGTCCTTCCCAATAATATGAATTTTTTGGCAAGAAGACTGGCTCAACTGCGGAACCATCGTCATCGGCGTACTTAACTGAACCTTCCATGACATTTTTTTGAGCCTTGATATAGTAGTAATGGCTGTTAGTTTGTCCAATGTTATAAGCCGCACCAGCTGGCTCTTTATCGAAGCCTTCATATCGAGCAACCTCTGATCGTTTTCGCTCAACGCCATCAGCTTCTTCTGGATTGCCAAACTGTAAAACACCACCTTGGCTATTGATTAAAGCAATCAAGCCGTTATCAGCGTGCATAGTTGCCGTAATAACTGGCTCGACAGGATAAGTGCCACCATTGTGCACCGTAATGGTGTCTGAATAGTATTCAGGATCCGCTGGGTTAGGCGACCATGGAGAAGCAGTGGTGCCAAGCTCAAGCTTAACGTGTCTAAAGGTAAGCGTAGAGCTTGGGCAAAAAGCATCAACGGCAAAGCTTGGATTGCCAGCATCAAAATGAAACGACTTGATGACCCGTGTGAAATGTAGCCTGATATATTTGTCAGAATTTACTTGTTTAGCTGGGCTATCGGCTTCCCAGCTGCTACCTGTAAAATACCCAAAGCCAATATTTCCTCGGCCTTTAACATCAACTGAAATGGTCACTGTTGCTCCGGTAGTAAGCCAACTTGAATCTTTCGGATCAACAACCGTCGAAATAACCGACTTGCTCGTATTAGTTGCCGTTGTAATCCCATCCTGAGTCGTTGTCGTACCATCAGCACTCCATATGCCAGGTTTCCAATCACCCCCAGTGTTGTGCAATAGATTATCAGAGAGATCCTTGTATGGCATGTTGTCAGCCGTCTTCGTGGCTACCGAGTGCGCAATGCCATCGGGGACGAATAGTGTGAACGAAGATGTGATCGCATTACGGCCTTTAGGCACATCGTCAATATCCGAGAAAGTCGCTATCCAATATTTTGATGGGTCATCGTTGAAAGAAACCTGATGACTATCGCCATGAAGGATGCTGTTGAGCTTATAGAATGCTTGCCGGAACGAAAGATTGTCCGCTGCTGCAAGCCTGTAGCCGACAACAATCTCACGAGAAGGGTTCCGAACATACTGGATAAACTCACCATCTGACTTGCCAATCGTTTGTTTTTCGATTGATTGGCTTAGTAGTTCTCGGCCACTGACTTGTAGCGTGCTATAACCCGGAATCAAGTCTTCAATGTACTTGCCATCTATTAGCATCGCCTCTGCTGGGCGATGATTATCATCAGAACCCTTGAAGGGCGTTGTTTCTCTGAAATCATACAAAATTAAAATAGCCCCTTTCGTCGATTGCTCATTCGTGTCATGCGACTGAGCTCTGTTTGCATTGGGCTTGCGGTTGCACGAGCAACCTCTCGGCCGTCAATGTACAGAGGAACCTCAATCGTTTGCTTGCGAGTGTAGTTGACATCAAGATTTGAAGACAAGGTTGCACCCTGTACACTGTTATTGAGCGACTGCAATGATGCATCAAAGGGAGAAGTGTTCACTTCCGGCATCGTCACTGCAGCACTGTCAGCAATAGCTTGTGCCATGCTCGAAACGTTCTTTTTGACATTTGAGAACTTGTCAGTAAGCCCTGCATTTAAGCCGTTCATGATGGCGTTACCAGCAGGTATGAGCAGCTTGGCATCGTAACGGATTGGGCCTTTATGCTTGCGAATCCAAGAAGCAATTCCACCAACAAAATCCGTGATCTTCCCCCAAGCTGATTTGAGGCCATTGAAGAAGCTATCCATGATGGCGCGGCCAGCGTCAGCCAGGCTAAAATTACGAAGTGCATTGAATGCTCCTTTGATGCCATTAACTATTCCGCTTACCATGCCAGTAAAACCAGACCATACAGCCTTAGCACCATTAAAAATACTAGTAGCAGCTCCAATCACAATAGACTTTATATTGTTCCAAGCTGATGAAAAAAATGATGTAATTCTGTTCCACAATCCGGAAAAGAATCCGGGAAGTGCATTCCAAATTCCCTTGGCTGTGCTGACTGTTCCGCTCCATAGTCCTGATAAGAATGAAACAACACTGTTCCATACGCTTTTAGTGGTAGACACAATGCCGCTCCATAATCCACTGAAAAATGACGAAAGCGCACTCCAAATAGCGGAAGCGGCAGATACCGCACCATTCCAAAGCCCCTCTAAAGTTGAAACCAAAGTATTCCAAACAGTCATTGCATAAGTTTGAATAAGGCTCCAAATACCGGAGAAATACGTAACAAGACCATTCCAGATTTGTCCAGCGGCAGAAACAATGCTATTCCAGATCAGCTGGAGATCAGCGCCTAGCTGTGTCCAATTTGCAGTAAGCAAATCAATGACAATAAGAATGGGACCCATAATAACTGCTTTAAGCAAGTTCCAAACACCGGTAGCAACTTGGACAATCCCATTCCAAATTGTCGTCAGGGAACCGCCAAAGGTTGACCATACAGCAGTGGCTACTGCAACTATTCCATTCCACAGAGTCGTGAAGAATGTGGATAGCGCGTTCCAAACTGCCGTTGCTGCAGTAACAGCACCTTGCCAGATAGCTGAGAGAGTGGTTGTGAATGCTGTCCAAGCAGCTGATGCCGTTGTCGTAATCCCAGTCCATAGATTGCTGAAGAAACCTGTAATGCCGCTCCAAGCTGTCTGAATGCCGCTAATTGCAGAGGTAAATGCGTTCGATATAGCATTCCAAACCGCTTGCGCAGCCCCGACAAGTCCTTGCCAAGCTCCTTGCAACCACGAAACAAATCCCGACCATAGTTTTTGGCCAGTCTTGGTTTGGGTGAAAAAGTACACCAGACCAGCAACCACTGCTGCAATCCCAGCAATCAAAAGTACCCACGGATTCATGCCTAAGATCAATCCAAACGCTTTCCATACACCACCAGCCGTTTTTACGATAGTCCCGAAGTTAGTGATAACGGATATAACGCCTCTGATAGGGCCAATCATTTTAGAAAAAACACCGAGAACGCTTGAAAATCCGCCGATGGCTAATCCAATTACTTTGAAGGCTCCGACAGCTCCAAGGATCGCCACAGCAAATGATTTAACGATGTCGTTAGCAAACGCTGCTTTAACAATAGCTGCAAATGGCTTCAAAACAGCTACCACTCCGCTTAGAGCGACCTTAACACCGTCAAAAATTGCTTTCCACGGTAAATTAGCAATAAACTCCCCAACGGTAGTCATCGCTTCCATTGCTGCTACTCCGAAATCTGTAACAGCTTGTTTGATCCCGTTAAATATTCCCGACATTTCCCCATTACCGAATGCCGAATTAAAAGCATCTCCGACCTTTTGAGCAATACTAATTAGATTGACAAATGCAACATTGACTAAGCTACCAACTAGGCTCCAAATGGTTTGTAAAACGGATCCGACTCCTCGGAGAACGGAACTGAGCCCGCTCATCGAGTCGCCCTTCCCCAAGCTGCTTAGTTGTGTCTTGATGTTCAAAATCAATGCCGAAAACGGAGAAAAGAACTTACCGATTGATGATATAACAGAATCAAAATTAATTGCGCCAATCTTATCAATGATTCCGCTAATAACTCCGATAGCGACTTTAGACATTGCCTGCCATGCAGGCTGAAGCTTGTTTGCCAGTGTTTCCTGAAGGCCGTCCATCGCCTCGCCGACGGTCTTGTAACTCGTGGCCATCTTCTGGAAAGCCTTGCTGTTGCCTGCCTTTTCGATACCATCAAAGAACTGCTGCGTGCTTACTTTGCCGTTTTGAACATTCTGAACCAGTTCTTTGGTACTCATGCCCATTGCTTTAGCAACGGCTGCCATGCCTGCTGGAGTCTGTTCAAGCATTAGGCGGAAATCAGCCCACTGCACCATTGGCTTAGCAGCCATTTGTGTGCCTTGCTCCATCAATGTCTTCATGGCTTGCTTGGGATCATCAGTAGCAGCAGCTAGGCCACCCATACCTTTAACAAGACGGCCAACTCCTTTTACACCTACTGATGAAAACTGCGCATAGGCAGAAGCCATGTCAGATGAACTGTAAATGGTCTTCTGAGCATATGATTGCAATGACTTTTCAATCGAGGAAATCTGCGCAGGCGTTTTACCCAGAAACTTCATATTCCCCTCAAACGTCTGCCAAGCTTTGCTTGATTCGTCTAGTTCTCCTACCATGCTTCTCACACCATTGCCAATAGCCCCTATCACTTTGACAAGACCTATAGCTCCAGCAATTTTGCTAACGGTTGATACAAAATGTCCCGCTGGCTTTGTCGACTTTTCAAAGCTATCGCCGATCTTTGACGCAGAACTCGCAACATTCTTGAAAGTCCCCGAAAAGTTGCGGTCAACGGCGGATAAAATCGCTTCAACACTAAAACTGTCAGCCATGTGATCCCTCCTTTCTTTCAGATAGCGGAATGATTTTGCCTTCGCGCTTCAAACGCTGAAATTCGGCCATCCGTTTTGCAAACACTTGTGCTCTAGTCTGCTTGAGTTGAGTTGTGCTCATCTGTGACACTGCATAATTGGGCTCATAATTTGATCGCACGTTATCAATAGCTGTTTTCTTATCAAAGAAATCATCAAAGGTATGATACTTCGGCTTAGGAGTCTTGCTCCCAGTTGTTGCCTGTACTTGCTGGTTCATCCATGCTTGCTGTGCAATCTCGTTCTGTCTATCGACTTGCTTAAGCTGATAGGCTTCCATGCGCAGTTCGTATTCAACAAGCGTCATGCGTTCAATTTTCCAAATATCAGAAAAGCCTAGATAGGCAAATGCGTTTAACAAGATTTCGTGATACGTTTCTTCACTACTCTTTTGAACGCTTTCGTCCTCATCTAGGCCTTCATGTTTTTTGCTACTGCTTTTACTGCGTTAGCGCTGTTCATTTCATCTATAACTTGCTTAAATAGCGAATCTAAGTCTGAATTGCTGTCAATAAAGTCATCGACTTCATTAGCTGACGGACGTTTCTTAGATGTCACGGTGGCTGAATAAATGGTGTCTGCTAAAACAGCAGCATCGTATGCATTCAGACCAGCTAGTGCCTTTGCAACACCCATGCCAAAGTTAATGCCATGCATGACGGCACCCATATTCTTATCCATTTCGCGAACAAAGCGGACGCCAAAGTTAAGCTCATATTCTTTACCGTTAATGGTTAATTGCATGATTTAAAATCCTTTCTTTTAAAGCCGCCCGGGTTTCACCCGTACTGTGGCTTTCTTAGGCGACTTGATCAATTAATTATCCGTGCGTAGTGGTGGTAGTAGTTGTTGCGCTCGTACCTGGGTCTTTAACAGAATCCCACTTGACACCACCGCCGGTACTATCAAGGCTAGTGACCTTGCCAACCCCAAGAAATACGTAATCGACCTGTTCCTGAGTTTCGCTGTCTAGCGTTGTCCAGCCGCGTTTAGGCGTGCCATTAACTGAGAATGTGACATCGCGAGTAGAGTGATCATCAGGGTCATTGTCGCTGCTGTCTTCTTGAACGGTAACTTGCATGTACCATGCATAATACTTGCCATCGGAATTCTTACGCTTGCGGTAGAGAATCCAAAAGTCGAGTAATTCGCCGTTAAACAGTGAATCGTACATTACGTCTGCAATTGCAGCCGTGTTGTTCAGGAACTCGACTTCGAGATCGGTACTTGCGGAACTACGAGTTGCTACATTGCCGTCCTTGGTAACAGTGGAATCACTGTCAACAGACGGATCAAAGGACAGCGAAGTCTGCCAAGGGATAATTTGGCCGCTAACCGTTGCTTGATCGCTATGTTTGCGAGCCAAGGCAACAACGTCCATGCCTTCTAGCACTTTTAATTCATTTGCCATGTTATGGCCTCCTATAAAATATTGAGATTGAGTATCAGCGTGGCTCGGTTGAGAACCGTGTCAGGGACGCTCTGGTCTTGTGTAAACTCTTTTGACTGATCTTCTACACGTCCATAGAATCGGTAGTCATCGGTTAGCACTTGTCCAATCGCGGCACGAAAAAAGCGTTCCGCCATATCAGATACGGTGAAACGCTGTTTTTTGTCGCCCCAGATGTCGATGGTGATCAGCACATTGCCATTGAGTGACGTCTTTGTTGCGGTAGGAACAACTTGAATATCGCCAACAATGACGAAGGGATACGGGGCGTTCTCCTGCTGCATTGGTAAATGATCGTAAGTTTTGTACCCAGATGATTGTGAAAACGCATAGAAGTAATCGTAGAGCTCTTGCTCTGGTGATGTGATTTGAATCACCTACTTTGCTGCTTGTTTAAGCTGATTAATAAACTGCACTTTCTGATAAAGGAATGCAGGCTTCAATACAGGACGCGCCCGCATGAATCGAGTTCCATTTTCGGTGTATGGGTTGTATTCCATTGACATGCCAACTATGCCCGTTAGGCCGCCATCTTCAAGCGATAACTTGATGCCACGCTTTGTAGCACCAGTAGGATGAGCATACACGGTGCCGGTCATTTGCTGAGAACGAGTCTGGAGCTGTGCTGTCTGCTGCTTGACGATTTGCTTGACAACGTCCATCTTTGCTCGCTTAAGCAGACCCGCTACCAATTTGTCCATGCCTTTTATCTGCATATTGTAGCTAATGCTAGCTTTGTTCATTTCGTCTCACCCACAATCAAAGTGGCGTTTTGAAGCGGGACACGGTCAGTATTGAGGGCATAATGAGTCGCTTCATCGTCAATCGTTAAATAGCTCCAATTGACGGTGACTGGCTCAACTAATCGGATCACCTTTGCCTTTTGAGCATAGTTTCCGAATAGCTGAACGCTCTTGTCTGTTCCCATGTCGGTGACGCTAGCAACTGCAGTGGCCATCTTTTTAACATCACCGTATTGATGCGTTTGCGGATTATATTCTTCATCCTCAAGCCAGAATGTAACCTCATGATCTAACCGCATACGATCACCTCTTTGGATAGCCAGAAATGAAGCTAACGGTCCCAAGAGACTTGGCATTCTTCCCGTTGGCTTCTTTCCAGTCGTTGATGTCGTCAGCAAAATCATCGAAGTCATTAGATTTGAACGTGAACGACTGGCCTTCTTGCTCGTATGACGTCATGCCTTCGTTCTTACGCCTGTTGTAGCGTCTGACGCATACTTCTAGGGCAATGTAGGTCAACTCACTAGGAAAGGCCTCATCCGTTCGCAAACCGAGCTTAAATCGCAAGGCTTGCGTCGTATTTTTGATAATGAGGTTAAGCACATCATCCTGTGTATCAGTTTTGATTTCCATCATCGTCTTCAAATCTGCAAGTTTTATTGGATCGCTTTCTGCCATCACTTCACCGCCTTTATTGCTTGAGCGTACTTGTATGAGCACTTCAACTTATCAACGAAGCTAAGGTCTTCACCAAACGGGACTCGGTCGGTGTACTTGCCCTTAAAGAAAAGATCATGCATATCACCGGTAACACCAGCATTGTGCATGATCTTGGTTTCATTCCACCGCTTGACTGGATCGGTAGCCCAACAAAAATCGAGCTCATCACTGATGACGGGCCCGATGTTGAAGTACATCATATTCCATAACTGCGACCACATTTCAGCGGTCCATTTCTGGATATTGCTGTCGACCGTTTGCAGGTATTGCCACAGTCGGTTGCTGTCGGCATACACCTTCCGCCAGTATTCAGCTGACGGGTGACTGATGATCCATTGGGCACCACCAGAATTGTGGTTGATCGTCTCAAGCGAAGCTACCGTAACGCCGACAATATCAGCCATACGTTTCAGGATTTCTTCTCCGTGTTCGCACTGCTTGATATAGTCAACGCTGATATAGCTAAGCGTGTTACTACACAGCCAGCGATCAGGCTTTGCTTTCAGCTTGCGAAAGTCTGGCCGTTTACGGAAGATCACATCGCTATCGAAGTAGAAATAGTCCTCTTTTTCGCGTTCGTGGTCCTCAGCTAAATACTGCCACCACAGCCAAGGCTTCACAGACGGAATATATTGCTTGCCTGAGCGCTTGTCGGTATACGTGTGTACTTCTACCCCATATTTATTAGCAAGCGTTTCTGACGCCTTAGAATCATGCACAGTGAAGAGCAAAACGACATCTTTCATGTCAAACCCGACACTTTGCAGATTAGTTAGGCATACTTCCAACTCCCACTCAAATCTCTGAATAGCGGGTTGACACAAAATAAGCTTCATTCTGTCCTCCAATCAGCCGCCCGGTTCCCCGTACTATCCTATTTCGATAGGCGACTTGCATCAATTGATTAACCGTGCGTAGTGGTGGTGGTAGTTGTTTTGCCTGGAACGAGCACTTTGGCTTGCAAGACGTTCTCAGCTTCTGGGAAGCTAGGAAGCGCGGTGGCTGCCGCCTTTTCCCACGTTGCAATTGGATCTTGCGTAGTCTCGTAAACGGTGGTAAACACATTGCCAACAGTGCCCTGTTGAACACCCGGAGTTGAAATCAGTCGGGACTCTTCAGGGGTAGGACCATAAACGGTTTGCCCGAGCTGGTCATCACCAAAGGCTACCAAAGTGTCTTCCGGGAAGTACTGTTCAACGGTATAGATACCTTTGGCTCCCTGCTTACGGTACTTGGCATCATACGTGACAATAGTTGGCAAGCCGAACGACTGCATAACCGCATTGAGACTGCCAACACTAGGCAACAGGCCTGCTGTCTTGAAGTAGTCAGCAAATGCTTTACTCCGGATCAAGGCAGTCTGTACCTTGGAAGAAGTCAAGATTCGCGTTGGCACGTAGTCGAGCAGTGCAAACCAGTCTTGCAAGTCCTTAATCGGATCAGCACCATTTGCATCCCAAGAAGTAGTTGCAGTAACTTGGTGTTCACTTGGAACATGGTAATCAACATCGAAGTTGAGATTGTTCTCATTAATGGTGATCTTCCCAGTTGCCAAAGCCTCCATGCGCATTTTTTCAACGCGTGCATAAACGCCTTGAACCAAAACATCCAAGTCGTTGTACACAAGGCTGGTCAGGTAGCTCTGTTCAGCCGGTGTGCGCGGATTGCGTAATGCGATCAGGTCCTTTTCCTTAAGCTGCATCTTGCGTTTGATGTAGCCGAGTTCAGCGGCCTGAATGCTCGCTTCACGACTGCCAATCTCCGCTTCCGTATCGAATGCAGAAATAGATGCCACGATAGGCGTCTTAGACCCACCACGAAGAAATTCAAAATCCAACTGATTAATTTTGGTTGATGGGAACAAGGTGTCCCCAAGCAATTGCGGATACTGGCGGTTTTGAACGTAATCAAGTACCGTCTTTTGATTAAACAAATCTAAAATAGCTGGCATAAGTTAATCCTCCTTAGTCAGAAACGTGGCTGAATTTGATTTCTTTCAGCGCAGTGATAGCATTACTGGACGGCTTGACTGGCAAGCGAGCCGCGTTCACATATCCTTCAACGATGACGCCTACCGGTTGAGAACCCTCACTGACGTCAACATCATTAATGGTCACGCCGACTGCCGTTGCATCGTTCTTTGGATAGACAGAACCTGCTGGCAATACACCTTTTACGACACCATCGGTTGAACTGTCGGCTTGGTGAGTGAATGAAACGAATTTCTCGCTATCCAAGAAGTTGACCTCAGATGCGGTTACCTTTTTACCTGCGTACATAAAAGTACCTCCTTATTTTTGTTTCCATGGATCGTTAACAACTTGGCCCTGCTGATTCCGTTGTTTAGCAAATGCCGCGCCCGGAGTCTCCACCTTTGAACCATGCGTTTTGGGTGTGTTTCCCTTAAGCAACTCTTGACGAACACCTTCAGCCACTGCCTGATCATGCGCAATGAGCCACTTTACATTCGCCTCAGTAGATTCTGCCTCTGGCGTTACAACGTGCTGCAAATCGTCCTCAGTGACTGTCAGCTTGGCGTCCTCAAACATCGATCGAGCCTGTTTGCCCATCTCGTAGGTAGCAAGCTGTGACTTGAGTTCGTCTCGCTCTTTTTGAGCCTTTTCTAGCTCATAATCCTTCTTCTGGTCGGCATTCATCTTGGCCAGCTTTGCAGCCTCGTCAACAGCAGCTTGCTTCTCCTTCTCGGCACGAGCAAGGCGCTTTTTAACAATATCGTTGACCTGCTCATCGGTGTAGGTATGCTGATCAGAGCTTTCATCAGAACTGTCTTGGCCATTTTCCGAGTCTTGAGCGTTGGCGTCATTGTCACTTTGAGATTCGCCGTTTTGCTGGTTCTCTTGACTACCGTCAGCACCAGTATCTTCAGCGAAAAATTGCAAATTCATAGGCATTAAAATCTTGGGAATCATGTTCAGAACTCCTTCCACAGCTTTTTAGACGGATCAGGCTTGCGTCTTAATTTACCGGAGCTTTTAGAGTCGATCACGCTTGGACTTGATGGCATAAAAATAGCCGCTAGCTGCGGCTTATAAAAATCCTTTACGGCGTTGTGCGTCTCTAGATCGTTTATCAAGCTCGTGTTTGGTTGATGCCGCCTTTTCAGCGACATCTGCCAACGCGTATCCACAAGCGCTTGTACTATTGAATACTGCTGTCCGTTTCACGCCTGTTGCATTGCCAGTATATTCAAAGCTGAATCCCTTAGTAGTTGGCTTGAAATCAGAGACATTATCAAACATGTATGTCTGTCCATTATTTGTAAAAACGATTAGTTGCTTCATGATTTTCTCTCCTTATTTGTCTACTGGTTCGTATGTTTCTTCAAAAATGTCAGGCTTGCAAGGATAGAACTCGCCATGAACACCTTTGATGATGTAATCACCATCCGAAACCTTCATGTCACCTTCAAGAGTTTTGATAACAGGATTAGTTGCCATCATCCCACCGTCTGGTGCGACATCGCCATTAACCATGGGATAGGCTGTGTGTCTCATATAAACCCATTTCTCATAATCGAACTGAACAGCTTCAATTTCAACCGGCTTCTTACGATATTTCATTGCATTTCCTCCTAGATTAGAAACTGTATTCTTGCTTGATGTCCTCTAGCCCATGCACATTGGCAAGTGTCGCATTGTCGATTATCATCAGTTTGCCGTTGACATATAAATTGCCATTCTGAATGGTCACATTTTCATCGCATCGATTGTATGCGGTCAGGATAAGCGCTCCTAGCTGATAATCTTTGATGCCATTAGCTTCTGCTGCCAAGTCAAGCAGCCGTTTCTTGATGCCTTCACGTGTTTTCAAATCTTCATTGCTCATGGTAATTCCTCCTAATCATCGTCTGGCATATAAGCCGCAATGGAGCATCGGCAATTGGGGTGAACTGGAATATCTGGCACATCGTCTACACGATAAATGCCTCTACCAGTTCTACCACCTTCTGAAATCTCCTTGCACACATCACACGCGCTTGGCTCAGCCACCCATTTGCAATAGTCATAGCTGAACTTGTGGAAGCTATCTAATTGCGCCTGCGTTTGAATCCGAGCTGACTCAGTACGTGCAATTCGTTCTGTCACATAGCGGTGATTGTTCACCGTTTCTGCCACTTGACCGCGTAACTTGCGAGCAATCTTTAGTGGGCTCTGTCCTTGAATGGTGGCGGCAGTCAATAGCTCATCCAGTTCAGCTTTAAGAATGTCTTGGTTGATCCAAATGCGTTGTGAGAAGGTGTAATCTCCCTCTCTTTTGGAGAGCAATTTGGATAAATCAGTGTAGCCGCTCTTAGATACCGTCTCTCCAAGTATTCCGGATTGCCGTTTGATCTCAGATTGATAATCATCGCTCAATTTTGAGATTAAATCGGCGTTCACTTTCATGTGTGCATCAAGCATTTCTTGACCAATCTTACTCTTGAGCATTTCTAAACGGTTAATGCGCATGGTAGCGTTGTATAGCTTGAGACGATCATTGACATCCTTGCTAAAGTCGGAATATTTAAGCGGTTCGCCGTTGTACATCTTTCTAGCATCATCAACAATCGACTTTGCTTCCGCTTGATAAGCTTTAATATCGGTTACCATCACTGCTTGACGCGCACCGGCCATACTGTCGTTGCTATATGCGGCATACTTGGCAAGCTCTGAATCAATATCCTTTTGAATGTTGGTTAAAGCTTTGTCAAAATATTCCTGAATTCGGGCATTGAACGCCTCGTCATTCTTAAGGTTCTCGACAATCCATTTCCGTTCAGCGGCCGTTCGCTTATTCCAGTAGGCAGAATTACTCGCTATCTGTTGCTGAGTCGTTGTTGTCATCATTGCCACCACCATTCAGAAATTTCTGGAAGTCCGGGCTTGACGGACTGTTAGTAGCAGCGTCTTTTGCTTTCTGGGCGGTCTCATCAGCGATGCGTTTCATTTCGGCCTTGGGATCATCGACAAATGATAAGGTACTCAGCATGGTCTGATCTGATACAAGGCCTTTGAGCTTAGAAGCCGCGTCTGCTTCGTCGGTAATGTTCTCCGGAAGATTTCGCGAGAATGCGAAGTTAAGCTTTTGCCAGTCATCAGATTTACTTTCTGGAAGGATTGTCCCAACACTGAATGCGATCTTGTAAAGGGACCGGAGTGACTGTGTGAACTTACGATCTTGATTGGCCGCTAGGTTCCTCATTGGTAGCAATTTGTATTGCAATGCAACACCAGAGCTATTGCCGCTGAATGCTTCATCGTTCAAGTTTGCAACCATGCTAATCTGATAGATCATGCTGATGAGACGGTCAATGAGGTGTTCTTGAATGGCATCGCCATCAGGTTTGGTCAGAAATTCAGCTACGCCTTGAGCAGAATCAGCGTCTGGAGCATAGATGATTTGGTTGCCATTAAGATCGAGTTTGGGGTTGCCGTCATCGTCCTCATCGAGTTTCAGGCCTTTGAGAACCAAGTACGCATTGTCAAAATACTCATTCTGGTTCGCCTTCTGGCTTAGCACCTTGTCTAAAGCATTGATGAGCGTTTCAACGTTCTCAAAGATGCCTTGTCGCTCGGTGTTCATGAAAAACTCAACTGCCGGTACTTCGTTAAATGGGTTAAATCCGTCTGTCCCTTCAAGGCGTGTCATATCAAGAGCGTATATGCCGTCTCTCAGGTATACCTTTCCGGTCAACGTCTTGTCTTCATCATGCCAATACATGACAAACGCAATGGCTTTGTGTGCTACCGTGTCGTCATAGACAATGAATGAATTGATAGGCGAGCTGTACGCAATACACGTCTTGCTGTCTTCGTCCTGGTACAAAAAAGCAAGCGCCCGTCCGTAAATGGCTGCTTGCTTGCTGATCTCGCTTAATTTGTCCTGAACGCTGTTCGTATCGTGCCACTCTTGTAACACGGCGTTTTCCTGTGTGTTATCGAGCGTGATCTTTGGTGGAATGCCAATGTAAAACCCATTGTAGGTATCCACGATATAGTGAGCCAAGTTGCCAACAAGACGATTGTCTGGCCCATGGTCCTTTTTCGCATCATCAATAATCTGATGCTGACCGAGGTACATTTTCTTTGCTGGAAGGTACTTGTTTTTAGCTAGATCATCATTGGCAGTAATAAACGCATTGATGTCATCGCCAGTTAGCTCTTCATCAGTCGGGAAAATAAACACATCTCCGTCTGTGATTGAGCCTTTACCTTGAACTGTTAATATGATGGCCACCTCCTTAGAAGTATTTGCTTGTGTTCTTGAACGTGCGAGCTGTATTTCTCCGTTTGATTACCTGCATGACAAAATATCTCATGGCGTCCATTGCGTGGTCATGTGCCTTAACCACTTTGTCTTCACCCTTTTGACTGGCCTTGTCATCCCACACATAAGACGCGAACTCTTTGAACAGATTAGTTAGCCCGGGTGTGAACTTGATCTCGCCAGAGTTCATAGCTGTTTGTGTTTCTCTAATGCCGTTTAGCACATCGTTATCAGCTTTAATAACCCGATACCGGCGTTCTCTCAGTTTGGCAATAAATGAAGCTGCTGAAGGGTCAACAATCACTTCGCAGCGTATGTCACCGACAAATTGGCTGAAATCCCGAGCGTATTCATCATCTGTCTTCTGCCTGCTGCTATGCCGTCCATCGTAGTAATACTCTTTGAGGCAATACCAAACAGACCCACATTTACCCCAAAGTAAGAAAACTGTGGGGTTCTGTGTGCCATAGTCCACACTGACATAGTATCGGCTTGGTTGCTGGTTCGGATTGCTGACCATCTCGTCTTTATTGAAGTTGTCGTAGACAATTCCATCAGCCAGAACCCATTGTCCCAGAATATATCGCTGGTAAAACACTCCTGAGTACATATGTTCGTACCTGTCAATAACTTCATCACTCAGGCTTGGGTTGTCCGTCATCACAAAGTGGAGACGCAATGCGCGTTTATCGTCTGCTTGATCAATCCAATCAGTCTTGAACCAGTGATACGGGCCCTCTGGGTTCATATTGAACCAGTATTTGCCGCCAGTAACGGAAACACGCGCTGTCGCTTGATTGACAAACGACTGTGGCATGAGAGCTGCTTCATCAAAGAACATTCCGGCAAGTGTGATCCCTTGAATCAGATCTTGGCTGCTTTCATCTTTACCGCCGAATAAGTAGTATAGGTTGGTTCTTCCATCAAGGCTGATTTCCAGCATATTTTCTGAGCGCCGATCCACAACTGAGAATCCCACTTGTTGCAATGTTTGTTTGAGTGGCCTGATAACATTTCGACGCAATGATCCAATGGTTTTGCCGGCAATGCCAAATTGCTCGTGGTCAAACATAATCATGCTCCACAGAACATAGCTGATCGACATCGCAAACGTCTTTCCGGAACGCACAGCACCATCAGCAATGATAGTCTGCTTGTCTGGATAGCGGCGCCACCAGTTGATGATGTCTAACTGTTTCCCTTTGAATTGATCAATCGGAGTTGTCATTGACATCACCACCCTTTGGGATACTCTCATCAATTGCTGCCAAAAGCTTGTTCAGTCCTCCATATTGGCCTTCTGGAGTGCGGTAAGCGCTAGCTTTTGCTTCCATGATGTCAGCCTCAGCTTTTGACTTGCGAACATCGGCCTTAGTTTTCTCAATATCAGTAATAATCTTCGTTAGCTGAGCATTGAGCAGCTCATCATTACCAGGGTAACGCTTTAACAATTCGCGTCCTGCTGCCATGCGGTCTTTGATGCTTGGCTCGTTTTCAACAGCATCTGCGCCGTCTGGAGTGCTAACTATAATTGTCTCTTTTGCCTCTCCACGGAGAACGGTAGTGAAGTATTGAAGCACCTCAGCAGCCTTGGCAATCTTGTCAGACTCGATGCGTTTCATACGTTCATCGATGGCAGCTTTAATGTTAGGTTTTGTTAGGTTTTCTGCGCCAACAAATCTAGCCGTTCTTTTGCTGTATCCTGCTTCTAGTGCCGCTCTAGTGGCATTGCTATCAGCAATATAAGAGTCAACGAACTTCTTCTGTTTTGCTGTCAGTCGCATTACATATCACCACACCTCCCGCGCTTTTTCTTGTCTTCCTTAGCTTTCTTCTTTTGGCGCTCTTCTCTTGACAACTTCTCGATGATGTATTTTTCTGTTCCGCAGACGTAGCCGTAGTCTACTCTTCCCATACGCTTAGTTGAGCTCATAAGTACACCTCAATCGCGTGTCGTCATAAACGAACGCATACAGCAAATGCTTGCCCGTGGTGAAGCCATTCTTAATCTCATATGGATCATTTGGCTTTGCTGTTCCAAGCTGGCGCCACATAATGCCACGATCATCTTTGAACCGCTCGCTATGATAGTGGCCTGAGTGAAGTTCGTATGTTTTTGCCATATTGAATATCTTTTTGTACTCAAATGGAAAAAGCCCTGTCAGCTTGTCCTTGGCTACATCTCCGTGTGCGAGCATAATGCCAACATGCCCTAGCAAGTATGCACAGCGCCAGTCGGTTGCCAAATTGCTGTCATTGAGATCAACGTGTACTTGTGGATAGCGATCTATCAGCGCATAAAGAAAAGCGTATTCGAGATCACCTGAATGGTTACCGAACACGCTCTTGATTGAGACGCGATTGCTATATTCAATTGCCAGCGGAACAATTTGATCAAACAGCTTCACTGCATCATGGAATGCCTGACGCATGTTTGCGTGATCTAGTTGTGTCCCTCTAACCGTTTGTGTTGCATGAATCTGATCACTATGGAATAGATCTCCCAATTGCTCGATCACAATCTCGTTGTAGCCGTCCATGATGATCTCTCTAAGTTGACTCACCATGTCTTTTAGATCGGCGAATGTTGTCCAGCCAAAATGCAGGTCAGGCAATGGGATGACTAAGTTGCGATCGCCCGATTTCTTCATGCCGTAATTGATCGGAATGATTTTGTCGTTGAACGCTTCAGCCATTTCACTTATCGATAAGCCTTGTTTCGGCTTTACGCGAATATGAATGCTGTACTGCGGGACTGTGCCATTTTCGGTACTATGCTGCTCATACACTTTGTAGTCGCCTAAGACCATCTCGAACTTATCAGGATCGTATCCACACAACTCCATCAAAGTTCGTGGGTCTTTATTTGGCTCATGCTTGAGTCTCATTAAGGCCGTTACCGTTTGGCTACCATCAGCATTAAGAGCAACTTTTCTATCAACTGGTTGGCTCTTTCTATCTGTTTTCGCTGAATCATATTCATTCTTCAGTGGCTTTTGGAACTCAATGCCAAGCCGTCTTGCTTTTCCCTGAAGCGCGTCATAGCTAATCCCTAGCTTATCTGCCGTCTCTCGTCTGGTAAAGCCTTCAGAGGCGAGCTTCCTAATGCCACTGATTTGTTCATCTGTCCATTGCATCTACTCGCCTCCTGAAATATAATAATTGTGAGCAGTTTAGAGATTCTGCTCAGCTCCCTCATAAAGAACTTCCCGAGTTCTTAAGCCCTCGGATTCGGCCCCGAGAGCTTTTTTATGTGCCTATTATAAGTATTGTGTTACAATGACTTAGTGAGTTCATTCTCACACTTCAAAAGTGATTGGCCTTCGTTTTCCCAGAGCGAGGGCTTTTTTGTTGTACAAAAATAGCACCTCACCGTTTGGTGGAGTGCTCGTGTAAATAAAAAGACGCCGAAGCGTCAATGCCAAATAATATCAACTTTCCCACCCGAAATCTGTGGGCATTGATCCCCAGTCGAGTCTAAAAACTCGGGTAGTTTAATTACCAGAGGACCATTCTTTAAATCTTCCTTTGATTCCGTCTATCCTCGCCCCCATCTTATGTGGATTAACTGATTTTCCCGAATCTATTTCTGCTACATAAGCGAGCGGACGGAGTTGCACCGTCCTGTTTCAGCATTGCTTAACCGGTATCAATGCCTTCCCTCATCTGTTGCTCGCATAATGCGCACGGCTTCGATCGTTAACCGTACGGCTTCTGGCTGTTCACCCTTGTCAACCAGTGACCAACTTTGATTGGCTGGCAGGACTTTCACCCGCTGTATCTTCCATCAGCCACGCTCGCTCGCCCAGTGTCAGATGGGGTCATCGCAAGCTGTGTCCGGTCGCTAAACTGGACAATGTGGCATGCGGGAATCGAACCCGCCTGACTATCTCAGCCAGTCCA